ACGCTCTCGCGTTTAACGGTACCGGAACGACCGCACCCCGAATCCCGTCATTTCGAACTCAAACGGCGTAGGTTAACAAGTAGAGAGAATGTTGTCCGAGGGCCGGAGCCCCGGACGAGAAGTGAGCCAGACAGCGAGCTGGTCGTAGAGCGAAGGCCGTTGTGGGCGTATCCGAGAGGAGGCCCACGATGCCCCGTTCGTTCGATGAGCCAGCACTCACCCCCGACCAACGCCGACGCGAGATCGCCCGCATCCTCGCCAAGGGGATTCTCCGGCTGCACTGCATGGCCCGTGGTGCCCCGGAATCCTCTCAATCCAAACCCGCCACGCCGCCCGACAAAGGAGTTGATGTGTCCGCGACGTCCCGCCCACATGAGACCACGGGTTAGCGGAACAGAGACCGAGAGAGGAGGCGGAGCATGGCGCTGAATGTGAGCAAGGAGATCGCCGCCTTACGGAGGATGACGGTGCCGAACCTTCGGCAGCGGTACGCCGAAGCCTTCGGCGAGAGCACGACCTCCCGGCACAAGGAGTTCCTCGTGCGCCGGATCATCTGGCGGCTCCAGGCGAACGAGGAGGGCGACCTCTCCGAGCGTGCGCGGCAGCGTGCCCGGGAGCTGGCCGCGGATTCGGATGTGCGGCTAACGGCCCCCAAGGCGAAGCCCGTGAGGTCGGGAGGGGAGACCAAGACATCCACCCTGAGAATCGCGCCGGATGAACGCTTGCCCATGCCCGGTGCGGTCATCACCCGGCGGTACAAGGGGGAGGTGATCGAGGTGCGGGTGCTGCCCCACGGCTTCGAGTACGAAGGCGAGATCTACCGGTCCCTGAGCGCCGTGGCCAAGAAGGTCACGGGCACCCACTGGAACGGCTATCACTTCTTCCGCATTGGCAAGAAAGGACGAGGCCATGGCAAGAACGGCGACTGATGCTCCCACGGTCCGCTGCGCGATCTACACGCGCAAGAGCACGCAGGAGGGGCTTGAGCAGGACTTCAATACCCTCGACGCTCAGCGCGAGGCGGGCGAAGCGTTCATCGCCAGCCAGCAGGGTGAGGGCTGGACCTGCATCCCCTACCGCTATGACGATGGCGGGTACACGGGCGGTAACATGGAGCGGCCCGCCTTCAGACGGCTCATGGCTGACATCGAAGCCGGACTCATCGACTGCGTGGTGGTCTATAAGGTCGACCGCATGTCACGAAGCCTCCTCGACTTCACCCGCATCATGGGGACCTTGGAGAAGCACGGCGTCTCCTTCGTCTCGGTCACCCAGCAGTTCAATACGACCAGCTCCATGGGCCGCCTGACACTGAACATCCTCCTCAGCTTCGCCCAGTTCGAGAGGGAGATCATCTCGGAGCGGACGCGGGATAAGATCGCGGCCGCCAGGCGGAAGGGGAAGTGGTCCGGGGGAAAGCCGATCCTGGGATACGACATCGACCCCCGCGGTGGACGTCTCTTGGTGAACGAGGATGAGGCCACACGGGTCCGGGCGATCTTCGACCTCTACCTCGACCACGAGGCTCTGATCCCCACGATCCGGGAGCTGGATGCGAGAGGGTGGACCAACAAGCGGTGGACCACGAAGAAGGGTCACGAGGCCGGTGGGTATCCTTTCAACAAGCACAGCCTCCAGTGCCTGCTCACCAATGTGCTCTACACGGGGCGGATCACCTACAAGGGCGAGATCCATGAGGGCGAACATCCGGCGATCGTGGGGGAGGAGATCTTCCAGCGGGTGGAGCATATCCTGGGTCGCAACGGGGCGACAGGCGGGAGCCACGTCCGGAACCGCTTCGGTGCCATCCTGAAGGGCCTGATCCGGTGTGCTCCCTGCGACTGCGCGATGGTCCACACGCATACGGTGAAGAACGGCACCCGGCGCTACCGGTATTACACGTGCTCGTCCGCCCAGAAGCGTGGGTGGGAGACGTGCCCCTCGAAATCGATCCCCGCCCGTGAGATCGAGCAGTTCGTCATCGATCAGGTACGGAGCATCGGGAAGGACCCGGCGCTTCTGGCGGAGACGCTGGAGGAGGCGAGGGCGCAGGCCATGAGGTCCATCCAGGATCTGGAGGTCGAGCAGCGCACGCTTGCTCGGGAGTTTGGGCGACACAACGCCGCGATGCGCACGCTCGCCGGAAGGGTGGCGACGAATGGGACTGCCGCCGAACGACTGGCCGATCTCCAGGACCGCATCCGGACGGTAGAGCAGCGGAGCACCCAGGTGCGGGAGGAGCTGACAGGGCTGAGGCGGGGACTCGTGGACGAGACGGATGTCGTCCGGGCAATGTCCGAGTTTGATCCGCTGTGGGAGACCCTGGCCCCCCGAGAGCAGGTGAAGCTTATTCGCCTGCTTGTCCAACGGGTGGACTACGACGGGGGGGAGGGCACGGTGTCGGTGACCTTCCATCCGGAGGGGATCAGCACTCTCGCCAGTGAGCATGCAGAGGAGACGGCTTGACGAACGGACTGACAATCACGAAACCGATTCACTTCAGCAGGGGCATGCGCTCGCAGAAGATGATCGAGGAAGGCGCGCAGGCAGAGGTGCCCCTTCTGGGGAGGGTGCCTCGCATCTCGCGGCTCATGGCGCTCGCGATCCACATGGATGACCTCATCCGCCGGGGCGAGGTGGCCGACTACGCCGAGCTGGCCAGACTGGCTCATGTGACCCGGGCGCGGATGAGCCAGATCATGAGCCTGCTCAACCTGGCACCGGATATCCAGGAGGAGCTGCTGAACCTCCCGCGATCGAGGGGTGGCCGGGATCCGATCCGGGAGAAGATGGTTCGACCGATCGCGGCGGTGCCGGACTGGGGGAGGCAGAGGGGGATGTGGGCCTTGCTGCGCAACTGCAACTGCTTAGACAGCAAGCCTGTACAACCCTCCATGCGAAGAACTCTGGACAGATCCTCGGTGCTCGGCCAGACTTGCGCGTGGGTGTGAGAGCAGTCAAACATGCTCGGTACCCGGGTCTTGGACGTTCAGGAACCTACGTTACGGAGGTTGACATGGCCGAGAAGCACGAAAGCCCGAAGATCGAGAGGATCCTACCCCCACCGACTCCCCACAAGGCCGACGAGGGGGTCAAGCCACAAGTGGATCGCGGGGCTCCTCAAGCACCGGATCGTCGTGCGGGAGCGCAGAAGCCCACAATTGGCAGCTTCCTAGACACGCTCGGCAAACTGCCGAAGGGGGGCACCGACTCAGGCTCCTCCTCGAAGAAGTAGGGATGCTGCATGCTCGGGGTGATCCCATTCCTCAACGCGGGGACCTACAGCTTCGACACGTTCTACCGGCGCTCCCTTTCCGAGATCTCGGAGGCAGCAGGGGAACATATCCTGTTCGACCGAATCGGGAATCCTAAGTTCAGTGACCGGTTGTACAAGGCCATGCGCACGCCTGACATCACCAAGGAGGATCGTCGACTCCAACGGGAATGGGAACGCAAGTACTCGACTACTGAGGCCGAAGAGCGACAGCGGATCGATGAGTCCCTCACATGGCAACGCACGTTCGGTGTAGAGTCGAAGGACCTCCCCTGCCTTGTCTTCGTCACACAGCCAGCTCAGAAGATTGGGCTGCTGCGCATCGCTCGGCATTGGTTCGACCGCGAGTCTTCATGGGAGGTCTTCCTCCGCTGCTTCTGTTCCTGGCTAGGGCAGAAGCATGTGGTGACGCTGGCAACCGCGGATCTTGACGATGCAGCGGTCTCAAGACGGCTTTCCCGGTCGCTGAGGAAGCTCACGTTAAAGGTCAACGAGCGGCTGCAGTCAAAGGGCGCGACCCAACGTGATACGGCAGATGAGCGGGTCCAGCCCATCTACTGCATGGTCATCTCGGAGAAGGGCAAGGAGAGCTTGACTCGGTCCGAGTACGAGCAGCGCGCGGCCAAGAAGGATACCCTCGACATCCTCATTGACGGGACAACCCTTGAGGTCAGATGTCGGGACGCGCAGGGTACTGTGCATGATTCCAGCATCCGGCCGGGAGAACTAGCGATGCTGAGCGAGTACATGGAGTTTCCGGGCAAGTGGATACGGCCGCGGGATACCAACGCAGGTAAGGAGTGCAACAGCCTTGATGCCGCGAATCGCATGTTTTATGCTGCACGGCGCGCAGTAGGTCCGGCGACCGAGGAGTCCACGGACCGTTTCTTCAAGCGGGACAAGAGCGCAAAAGGCACCAAGAATCGAAGATTCCGATTCGATCCACACAGCACTCTGAAGTACTTGGTCAGTCTCCCTACGTGATCGGTCACTTCCTCAGTCGGCGCCCGTCTCCCTAGATTCTCCCTAGTTCTCCCTCCATTCTCCCTGTTGAGCCCGCACGCTTCTGGCGACCGAAGAGACGGTCATCAGAGGAACGGCGGCACGATGCTATGACGCCCGGTTGATCCGGGTGAACGCCCCCTGGGAGTTCCTTCGCCGGACCTCGCTCTCAGGGGGCGTTTTGTGTGTAGAAGGAGATCTGATGTGACTGATGCTGTGACCAAGTCCAACCTTTCATTCCCCCGAGCCCGCCTGATCGAGTCGATGCAGCACCTCGGCTTCGGCACGATCGAGGACCTCGTCATCCGCGATGGGGAACCGGTCCTAGACCCGCCTCCTCGCATGATCCGGCATGTGAAGTTCAAGGGTGAGAACGGACCCCGTCCGGAGACCGATCTCGATGACTTCGTTCTCAAAAAGAGAGTCCTGGACTTTCTCGACCACCTCGATGCCATCGGCAACGGGGTCATCCGGTCGTTGGAAGTGAAGTACGGATTGCCGTTCACGATGGAGATCGAGGAGGTCAATGTCTGACAGATGGGGTCGGCTCCCGTAGTCCAAACCTGACCCTTTTCACCAGACGTTCAACCGGCCACGCGGTGGAGGTGAACGTGGGTGTCGCCCAAGGGGCGTATCCCACGGACCTCCACCCTCTGGTCCCCACCCTGCCTTGAGCGACACCCGCATGCCTCTCCGCTGCCAGAGGAGAGGCATTGACGGGCAAAGCGAATCCCAATGATCTCGACCCCTACGCCAAGAGCATCATCCAACACAAGGCGCGGCAGCTAATCGGGAAGTACGGATTCAACCGGGACGATCTTGACGATCTGCAGCAGGATATGGCGTTGGACCTCCTGGTGCGGCTGCCGAAGTTCGATCCGAGCAAAGCCAGCTTCCGCACCTTCGTGTCTCTGATCGTCAACCGCAAGACAGCATCGATCGTCCGGTCTCGCCGGCGCGAGAAGCGAAGCTACCGTCGTCACCTTGTGTCGCTTGATGAGCCGGTCGCATCCAGAGACGGTTCAGTCACCCAGCGAGAACAGACCATCAGCCGAGACGACTTCGACCGCCGGATGGGCAAACACGGTCTTTCCGACGAGGAGCGTGTCGATCTGCATATCGATCTGTCTCTCGCTGTCTCCGAGCTGTCCCCCGACCTTCGCAATCTGGCTGGACAGCTTGTGACGCACTCCATCTCGGAGGTCGCTCGGGAGCGGGGCGTGCCACGAAGCACACTGTACAGCGCGGGGATCGGGCGTCTGCGGAAGGCCTTCGAAGATAGGGGACTCAGAGACTATCTCTGATTCCTCCGACAGCTTCTATCGCGACGGAGTAGGTATAGAGAAAGAAGCAAAGGGGCGAAATCCCCCAGGAGGCAAGCCACGATGAGCCGAGAAGTCCATCGCTATTCGTTCATTTCGTCGGTACCGGCCAACGAGATCGAGGAGACGCTGCTTCTCGCGGTCTTGGCGGCCGAGGGCCTACACGGTCAATCACGCGTCCGGCTCGATGCGACCTACTACTTCGATGCCGAGAAGCACGCATGCGTGGTCGACACGGGATCTGAGGTGGGCCGCGACATCGCACGCATGTTCACAGGCTTCGCCATACGTGAGTTCGGTGAAGCCGCATTCAAGGTGTGCCGCGTTGACGGCATGCCCGACGCTGCGAAGGAGGGTCTTCCAGCATGAGCCGTGACCCGATCCTGGACCCACGCCTTCGAAGTGTCTGCTACCACCCATCCGCCAACCGAGAGGAGGTGTGATCGATGAAACTTCTGGAACAGGTGACGAGCGGGCGGAACCCGGCCCCGCGGCGTGTGATGCTCTATGGCACCCACGGCGTGGGGAAGAGCACGTTCGCCTCGTGTGCGCCCAAGCCCGTGTTTATCCAGACCGAGGACGGCCTGGGCGAGATCGAATGCGCCAAGTTCCCGCTGACGATGGCGTTCGATGAGGCCATGGCATCCTTGGCCGAGTTGTACACGCATGACCATCCCTACCAGACCGTGGTCATCGACTCCGCGGACTGGCTGGAGCGATTGATCTGGGCCGACGTCTGCCGAAAGCGAGGAGTGGTGAACATCGAGGACATCGGCTACGGGAAGGGCTACACGTTCGCCCTCACGCAGTGGCGCGAGTTCCTCGAAGGGCTGGCGGCACTGCGGAACGACAAGGATATGATGATCATCTTGATCGCGCACGCTCGGATCGAGCGGTTTCAGAACCCAGAGACCGAGTCCTATGACCGCTATGTGCCACGTCTACACCGGCTGGCATCACAGATCATCCAGGAGTGGTGCGATGAGGTCTTGTTCGCCACGTTCCGAGTCCACACGAAGCAGATGGATGAGGGGTTCGATCGGAAGCGGGTCCAAGGCATCGGAACCGGGGAGCGGATCATCCGCACGGTCGAGCGCCCAGCTCACGTTGCCAAGAACCGCCTGAACCTCCCTGACGAGCTGCCGCTCGAATGGGATGCCTATGCGGACTACCTAACCCACGGACCGGCGGCTGTGCCGCAGGCCGAGGAAAGCAAAGGAGACGAGTGATCATGGCTACCCTCAACAACTTCAATGCGAACGACGTGGAACCGGCGACCGACTTCGAGCCGATCCCTGCGGGCAAGTATCTTGCGGTGATCACCGACTCGGAGATGAAGCTGACCAAGCGCGGCAACGGCCACTACCTGGAGCTTGCCTTCCAGGTGATCGACGGGCCCTGCAAGAACCGCCTCCTTTGGTCGCGGCTCAACCTGGACAACCCCAACGCACAGGCGGTTCAGATCGCTCGGGGGGAGCTGTCTGCCATCTGCCGAGCCGTGGGAGTGATGCAACCGAAGGACACGATCGAGCTTCACAATCTGCCGCTCGTCGTGACCGTGAAGTGCAAGAGGCGCGAGGACACGGGGGAGGTGGTGAACGAGATTCGAGGGTATGCCAAGAAGGAAGCGGCGAGCAGCCCGCCTGAGCAGGCGACGGCCGATGCGCCTCCATGGGCACGCCCGTGATGTCATGTCCGTTCGGCCACAAAGTCGTGCAGATCCGGGACGTTCATGATGCTTGAGCTTCGGCCCTATCAGCAGGAAGCCGTGGCGGCCGTCTACAGCCACCTTCGGGAACGAGACGACCAC